TTGCTATGGAAAGCATTTACAGAACTTGGAATATCTCGGCACCTAAATTGCCTGACCATATTATTTCTGAACAGTTAAATCTGTTTGATTATCCTGCTTTGCAGTCTAATTAATTTAAGCAAAAAGTGCGTTGCTGGCGGCTACCAACAACGCACAACCCCAAAAGGGGCACAAGAAATAAACCATTTTTATTTTACTGTATTTGACGGCAAAAGTCAATACGAAAAAGACCAAGCCTGTGTGCATAATCTTATATTAATAATGAAAGGAGTGGTTTTGATGATATGTGATGGCTGCCAGGAAAAAGTTTGCAGAGGGTTCATGAATTGCACGTTGCCAGCCAAGGGAAATGTGGTTAAAGAGTATCGCTATCCTGATGGTAGCCGGGCAATAATTATGGACGCGGCCTACATAAATAAAACTCCTGCGGAACTTAAAGAAATAGAGGACAACGCTCGACGTATTGCTTGGGATATTATTCTGAACAATCTTAAAGCAGAAGCAGCCTTGTAATTGCAAGGCTTTATAGGGACAAGCCTACAATAAATAATTTGAAAAGGTATAAAAATGCAGATTAAATTTACAGTCTTGGGCGAGCCGCAGGGCAAAGGCCGGCCTAAGTTCAGCCGGCAGGGCAGCTTTGTTAAAACCTATACTCCAGATAAAACGGTTTTGTATGAAAATCTTATCCGCACTGAGTATCTGCGGCAATGTCCTGGCCAGAGGTTTGGTGACAAAGAGCCTCTGGAAATGAAAATCACTGCCTATTACACCATTCCGGCCAGCACCAGCAAAAAACGTCAGGTCGCTATGGAGGCAGGGGAGATTAGGCCAGTAAAAAAGCCTGATGTAGATAACATAATTAAGGTTGTGGCAGATGCTTTGAATAAGGTGGCCTACCGGGATGATGCGGATGGAGGAATGATTATGATTAAAATAAATGAGTTGAAAATTGAGAACGTCAAGCGCATCAAAGCGGTGCAGCTGGAGCCTAAGGCTGAGGGGCTGACGATTATCGGTGGGCGAAACAATCAGGGCAAAACTTCGGTTATTGACGCTATTGCCTGGGCCTTGGGCGGCGATCGTTTCCGGCCCAGCGCAGCGCAAAGGGAAGGTTCTCTGGTACCGCCGGATTTGCGAGTGGAGCTTTCCAACGGCCTTATTGTAGAGCGTAAGGGAAAGAACAGCGAGCTTAAAGTAACGGATAAGAATGGCCGCCGGGGCGGCCAGCAGCTGTTAAATGAATTCGTGGAGCAGCTAGCGCTGGATCTGCCACGCTTTATGCAGGCCAGCGGTAAGGAAAAGGCTAACACACTGCTGCAAATTATCGGTGTGCAGGAACAGTTATTAGCGTTGGAGCGGCAGGAGCAGGATTTATATAACCGCCGGCGTTCTATTGGCCAGATTGCCGATCAGAAAGCCAAATATGCCGAGGAAATGCCTTTTGAGGCGACGGCACCTACTGAGCCGGTAAGTGTTTCGGAATTGATTCGGCAGCAGCAGGAAATTTTGGCCAGGAACGGCGAGAACCGGCGTAAGCGGGAGCAGGCGGTGCATTACCAGGCGGAGGAAGAACGGCTGCGCCGGCAGCTGGAGGAATTACAAGCCAGATATGATGAGGTTTGCCGTAATCTGGAAATTGCCAGTAAGTCGGCGGCAGATTTGCAGGACGAATCGACAGCCGAGCTGGAAGCCAACATTGCCAATATTGAGCAGCTGAACCGCCGGGTGCAGAGTAATTTGGACAGGGAGCGGGCGTTGGACGAGGCGGCGCGCTACCAGGCTGAATATGATGGGCTGACAGCAGAACTGGAGAATGTCCGCCGGGACAAGCTAAATCTGCTGGCCGGGGCAGATATGCCGCTGGAGGGTCTGACGGTAGACGCCGGCGAGTTGGTTTATAAGGGGCAGCGTTGGGATAATATGTCGGCTTCGGAGCAGCTGCGTGTGGCGGTAGCTGTGGTGCGGCGGCTTAACCCGAACTGTGGCTTTGTACTGCTGGACAAGTTGGAGCAGATGGATTTGGCCACTTTGCAGGATTTTGGCAGCTGGCTGGAGGCCGAGGGGTTACAGGTTATTGCTACTCGCGTCAGCACCGGCGAAGAGTGCAGCATTATCATTGAGAACGGACTTGTTCAGGAGCAGGAACTGGAACAACCGGCAAAATTAAATTGGGAAGCAGGTGTATTTTGATGAATATCAGCAGTGGAAAGATTAGCGGAGCGCAGAAAATTGTTTTGTATGGGCCGGAGGGAATTGGCAAAAGTACTTTTGCCAGCCGTCTGCCGCGGCCGCTGTTTATTGATACTGAGGGCAGCACGCGCTATATGGATGTGCAGCGGTTCTCGGAGCGGCCCAGTAGTTGGACAATGCTGCAAGAGCAGGTAAAATATGTGCAGGCGCACCCGGAGGTTTGTCAGACGCTGGTGGTAGATACGTCAGATTGGGCGGAGAGCCTTTGTATTCAGCATATTTGCGATAAGTACCAGCATGGCGGTTTGGAAGATTTTGGCTATGGCAAGGGCTATGTTTATTTGCAGGAGGAATTTGCCCGGCTGCTGCATTTGCTGGACGATCTGGTGGAGGGCAGGCAGATCAATGTGCTGCTGACAGCTCATGCGGCTATGCGCAAGTTTGAACAGCCCAACGAAATGGGGGCTTATGACCGCTGGGAACTGAAGCTAAGCAAGAAAGTGGCGCCAATGGTTAAGGAGTGGGCGGACTTGGTGCTGTTTGCCAATTATAAGATCTTCACGGTGACGGACAGTAAAATCAAAAGCCAAAAGGCGCAGGGCGGGGAGCGTGTGATGTATACGGCGCACCACCCTTGCTGGGACGCTAAGAACCGCCATGATTTGCCTGAGTAATTGCCGCTGGACTATGCCGCGATTGCCCATATATTTGATGGGGAGCTTCAATCAGTTAGCCAGTCTGCACCAGAACCGGCTAAAACACAGCCACAGCCGGCAGCCGCCAACACAGCCAATAAAGCCAGTTATGGCGAAACGCCTATTAGTCAGTTGCCGAAAGCCCTTGCTGCTCTGATGTTTGAGTATAATGTGACGGAGGCTGAGTTGCAGCAGGTGGTGGCGCAGCGCGGTTATTTTCCGGCCGATACGCCTATTTTGAACTATGGCGAGGATTTTATCAACGGCAAATTGGTGACTTGCTGGCCGCAGGTTTACGGTTTAATCAAACAGAACCGCTAAAACATGGCATGGAATGTCCGATAATTTGTATGCTAAACTATATATGGCAGATGTTAAATTTATATAACATTTTTAAGGGAGGATAAGAAAATGAGTTATCAGAATCAAAATAATGATTACGAGATGGATTGGAACGGAACGATTGAGAACGACAGTCCGTCTTTCACTTTGCTGCCGGAGGGAGATTATGACTTTGTGGTGACGAATTTGGAGCGGACGCGGCATAATGGCAGTGCCAAACTGCCGCCCTGCAATAAGGCTGTTGTGCATATTCGTATTGACGCCCAAGGGGCGGAGGGCGGTATGAACATCATCAAACATAATTTGTTTCTGCACAGCCGCTGCGAGGGCCTGCTTTGCGATTTCTTTGTCGGCATTGGCCAGCGGCAGAAAGGCGAGCGCAAAAATATGGATTGGAGCAAGGTGGTGGGAGCTCGGGGCCGCGCCAAGGTGGGTATCAGAACCTACAATAAGGACGGGCAGGAATATCAGGCCAATGAAATTAAGCGTTTTTACAGCCCTGGGCCGCAGAACCAGCAAAAACAATCCACAACTCTGCCGTGGCCGGAGGCGACTGGCAGTCAACAGCCGCCCTATAACGACGAGGTATTCTGATGATGACCGGTATGGATTTGCGGCCTTATCAGCAGCAGGCTAAGGCGGCGGTGTTGGGGGAATGGCAGAATGGGCGGCGGCGGACGCTGCTGGTTCTGCCCACCGGCTGCGGTAAGACGATTGTGTTCTGCAAGCTGGCCGAGGAATTGGTGCGGCAGGGACAGCGAGTGCTTATTTTGGCGCACCGGGGCGAACTGTTGGAGCAGGCGGCGGCCAAATTACAGCAAAGCACGGGGCTGGCCAGCGCGCTGGAAAAGGCGGAAAGCAGCAGTCTGGGCAGCTGGTGCCGGGTGGTGGTGGGTTCGGTGCAGACTTTGTGCCGGCCGCAGCGGTTGGAACAATTCACGCCGGAGCATTTCGGGGCGGTGATTGTGGACGAGGCGCATCATATTTTGTCGGACAGTTATCAGCGGGTATTGCAGCATTTTGACGGGGCTTGCGTGCTGGGGGTTACGGCCACGCCGGACCGTTCGGATATGCGCAACCTGGGGCAGTTCTTTGAAAGTTTGGCCTATGAATATACGCTGCCGCAGGCCATTCGCGAGGGCTATCTGGCGCCGATCAGGGCGCAGACTATCCCCTTACAGCTGGATTTAAGCGGCGTGGCTATTCAGAACGGCGACTTTAAGGCGGCGGATCTGGACAATGCGTTGGAGCCTTATTTGCAGCAGATTGC